GGCCGCCATCCAGCCCAAAGTTTTCCAGATAGCCGATGATGTTTGAAACGCTGGATGAGTGATCCGACAGGACCTTGACCTGTCCGGCCTCGTTCCCTTTTTCGACAACCTGGGAAAGAGTCTCCGCGTCGATGACCATGCCGTGGCCTAGGGCGGGGCCGGCAGTGATGACGGAGATGCCCTTAAATTTCTTTTCGGCCATGTCCGGTCAGGGCTTGTCAAATTCCACGCGGCCGGCATCCGCCGCCGCGCCCATGTCGGAATAAACAGGCAGATCGGCCTTAGGCTGGGCTGGCTTTTGGCATCCGGCCAGCAGCAGTGCAGCCAAGAGGACCCGGATCACTTTTTCTTTTTTAGCTTTTTGTTTTTTAGGCCGATCGCCTTGACCACCATATTGAGCTCCTTGTCGGACAGCTCTAGGTCGGGCTCGTCTTTCATGGTAAAAGCCTCGGTCAAAACGGCCGCCGGAGCGGTGTCTGGCTGGGTCACTTCCACCGGCGCGGCCATGGTGACGGTCACGGTAGGTGCGGCCAGCTCCGGCTGAACGGTCTGGTCAACAGCCGGCTCGGCGGACGGAGGGGCGAGCGGGGCCGGTTGGTTGGGGATAAACTGGACGTCAGAGGCCATCAGTCCGGCCTCCTCGGCCTTGCGCCGGATATAGGTGGCCTCGGCAATTTTCTGATCCACAGCCTCCTGCCAATCCTCTCCGCGGCTGGCGTAGATGTGCGCCATGGTCGTCAGGCCCAGCTTCAGATCCTCCCGGTCGGCGGCGCTGTCGCGTCCGGCGTCAATGGTGGTGCGTTGGGGAGTGTGGTAAACCGCCTGCCACCAGCGGTCCATCCCGCGGGGCGGGGTTAGGTCTCCGCGCTTGATGGCCTTGGCCAGCGCCCATAGGCGGACGCGGCTGACCAGCTGGCTGGTGATGGCTTGCGCCACTTCGTCAAAACGGCGCTGGGCTTGTGCCAAGACAAAGCGCTGCGAAGGGCCGGACAGGTCGGCTTTCCACAAATACTCGTAAGGCAGGCCAAGGCCGGCCGCAGCGGCCCGCAAAATCTGATCCATGAACTCCTGCAGGTTGGGTCCGGGGCGGTCGTTCTTGATTTCCTTGAGTGTCTTGCCGGCGGGCAGGTTCCAGATGGCGCCGCCGCCCATGATCTTGTCCGTCGTCAGGCCGTCGTCGCTGGTGCTGTCGGGCCCAAAAAACCCGGTGTTTCCCTGCCCTTCCAAGGCAAGGCCGATGGCGCCGGCGCGTTTCACGCCCTGCACTTCGTGGTCCAGAATCTCGTCGCGATCCTGCAAAAGGTTGAGGCAGGTCACCAGCCGGGAGATGCTGCGCAGCTCGTCCGGCCGGTCTCGCTCGGCCAGTACCAAGAGGTCGGACGACTGCACCTCGGTGTATTTGTCGCCGTCCCCGGTGCGGATGTAGTAGGAAAGCGGACGGCCTTGGGCGTTGGTGCGTACCCCGTCAAAAATCCTTTTTTCGCCCGTAAGGTAAGACGGCGTCTCGCAGCGGTGGGCCTCGACCATCTGCAGTTGGGGCCATCCATCGCCGTTATCAATTAAAAGACAAAATACTTCGTTGTCCCGCAGCATCGCCCGGCACGCCACCTGCTGGAACGAGGCCCAATCCAAAATGCCACGGACGTCACAGGCAATCTCCCAAGAGCGGAACCACTCCTCTGTGGCGCGGTTCCAGCCCTCGTCCTCCGTGCGGGCCTGGCACTTGATGCCCGGGCCGATGGAGTTGCGGGTGATGCTGTCGATCGCCCCGCGCACCACTGGGTTGTTGTAGTAAAAATACCGGGCCAGCCCCAGCACCTGCCGGCGGCTGGCGGTCGTCAGGTCTGTCTTGGTGTCTTGGGGCGTGGCGTAAATGTAACGGCGCCGGCGCTGGTCGTTTTCCCCCGCACGGATAATCCGGCCAAACCAGTTGCCCCAGGATCCCATCTTAGAAAACCTCGGACGGGTAGGACGGATAGGAGACCGAGCCGGTGGACTTGGTCAGAAAATCCTCGACCTCAGTGGACGTGGTAAAATCCTTCACGGCTTTCCAGCAGTTAAGCGCCAGCTGGGTGACGCCAGCGGGATTAAAGCCCGGCTGCAGCTGGTAGCTGAACGATTTGCCGGCCACGGATGCGCTGACCATTACCTTGCCCCCGTTGGTGAACGTGTTGGCCTGCCCGGCCGCAAGAGCCTCCAAGGCAAGGCGGAGGGCCACAGGGTCTTTCGATGCCTGGATCCAAAGGGAAAAGATGAGCCCACGCTCCACGCGCCCTTCATGCTGTCAATTTAGCGGCCGCCTCCTGGGGCCGGTTTTGTTCGTGCTCTAAAAACACCAGCACCAGCTTCTCACAATCCCCCAAGTGGTTCGCGCCCACCACCTCCCACGTCAGCTCTCTCTGCCCATAGCGCAGCTTGCGCTCCACCAGCCGTTCATTCGTCAGCTGGCTGATGTAGTCGCGGCCCAGATTGCGCGGCAGCCACCAGTCCGCCCCGGTACGCTCCTTAATTTTGTTGATGTAAAGCGTGTGTTTGAAAACATTATCGTCGTACTGGACCAAAGGCAGAGTCCGGCCCAGGTGCTCGACGACCTGCTTTACCACGCTGGCCCGCATCCCGGCGCTGGCCGCCCGGCCCTTGCTGGCCCAAAACTTTCCGGCCGCCTTGATCACAAACTCGTACACACCTCCGGTCCTCCGGGCCGCGTAACCAGAATCCACAAACCCGCCCAAGCAGCTTCGGCCTTCGCCCTCCTTGCCACGCACCGGATACTTTTGCCCAAACTTTTGCAGGACTGCGTCCCAGCCGATCAGCTGGCCGTAGTCCACTAGCGCGCTCCATGGCTTACCTGCGTTTTTGCCGTAGGCCCGGATCGTGTACCACAGCTCCGTCTGCTGTACGTCCACCGCCATCATCAGCCCATCCGGATCCATCGGGCACTCGCCCAGCAGATATTCCGGGCTGGCCTTGATAACATCCTCGACGGCGCTGGGCTTAACCGTGGCCGCGGCCGGAGTCCATGTCTTGGCCAGATAGCTGTTCACAAAATGGTGCAGCCCGCGTATGCTTTCCTTGTCCTGAATAAACATCACGGCCAGCTCGCCCCAGGTCTTGTGCGGGCTGTAGAGCGCGTTGAGGTGATAGCTGCGGCGCCCCGGCTCGCCTTGGGCTGTGGCCTTCCACTTGCCCTGCCGCATCATCTCATTGCGCTCGCTAAAAGGGATTTGCCGCCGGCAGCCCGGACATTCGTAATGGGCCGTGGCCTTTAGCTTTTCAAAATTCCACGTCTCAGAATCTGCCTCAAAAGAGGACTCGTCCCACTTAATGCCCTCCCACTCCAGGTTGAACTGATGATGGCACTCGCGGCATGCAACCATGTAGTAGCGCTGGTCACCGCGCTGAAACTCTGTCCAGATGTTGACCCCCTGGTCGATCGTCGGGGTGGACGCCTGAACATAAAGCCAGTGCGGGAAAGATTCCATCCGGGCGCCGATTAGCTGAAGCGGAGCGGCCTCCTTGGTGTTCCAGTCTGGAAACTTGTCGATCTCGTCGGCGATACTCATGCCGACACTGCGGCTGGAAAGATTGCTCTCGCTCCCTGCGCCCACCCACCAAACCGTGCCAGATCGAAATCTCTGCTCGTCCAGCTTCATCTCATCGTCATTGTCCGGGCAAAGCCGGCTAAGGCACGGGTTGCTCTGCACCAATTCCATCCATCGGTCAGCGCTGATGGAGCGTGCCAGCTTAAGCGAAGGCAGGACCACCATGCAGGGCGTCGCCCTGTTTGTCAGTCGGTGGGCCAGCATGAGCTGCAGGGCCGTGCTTTTACCGCACTGGACCGCAAAACATAGCGTCAGCTCATGCACGCCCGGAGCCGTGGCGCTGTCGAGCACCTCGCGCAGATAGGGCATGGAGTCCAAGCTGACCTTCCCGGGCTTGCTAGGACTGTACCGCTCAGAAAACCAAATGCTTTGCTCCGCCCAACGGCTCACTGAATCCATCCCCGCGGGGCGCAGAAACTTAAAAGCCGCCCCTGCCCCATGGACTGGTGATGATGACGTAATGGTCATGCAATCATGCGGGCCTTTATGGCCTCATAAGTACGACCAGTTTCCTCGCGCATAATATCATGGATCTCCTCGGCGCTTTTTCCGACAAGCCGGCTGCCCTTGTTGACCAGCGCCTCTAGGCCGCGCTGAAATTCTGCGGCCAACCGCTCCACCACTTGGGTGTGCTGGGTAACTGTCATCATAATCCCGGCAACCGCTCGGGCCTTGGACAGCTCATCTGCCGCATCCCGGGCCCGCTCTTGGGTCGTTATTACCTTGTCCAAAGCCAGCCGGATCCCGTGAACGTCTTTGGCCTCCTTGGCTTGATCCAAAAGTTTCATGGCTTCACGCTCCGCAACCTTTGCTCGGTTGGATCGCTCCCTTACTTCGGTCACTTCCGGCGTTTCCCCTGGTACAGCCGTCTCCAGGCTCACCGGCCCGGCCGGGTCCGTGTAAGCCGCAGCAGCTTGGACGACCCTACATCTAGGTGCCCTTTGAGAATTTGCAGATCTCCATGCGCTGGCCTCCTCCATGCTGGTCAACGGCATACCCTTAGCCACCCACTTGGCCACGG